TCAGCCAGTGAGGAAGTGGTTTTCAGGACGTTGCATTTGAACCAGTGGTGCAACTCGGAAACAAAGTGGATTCGCCACGGTGCATTTCAGGCCAATGACGGCCCCCTTCGCCCCACCGATGGCCGCGTCGCCTACTGCGGCCTTGACTTGTCGAGCACTTCGGACACGACGGCGTTCGTGGCGATCTGGCCCGACGACGACGGAACCTTTGATGTTCACTGTCACGTCTTCGTGCCGGAGGCCGGCGCCGACAAGGCCAGCAAGTCCGACAGAGTTCCGTATCGGCAATGGGCCAAAGACGGTTTTGTTACACTAACGGAAGGCGATATCACGGATTACGACGTGGTTCGCGACTACGTTCTCTCGTTTTGCGAGAAGAATGCGGTTCGTGCTGTAGCCATTGATCGCTGGAATGCCACGCACATTACGACTCAGTTAGTTTCGGAGGGCGTCGAAGTCAAGCCGTTTGGGCAGGGTTTTGCCAGCATGAGCAGCCCTACGAAACTGCTTGAGACTCTGATCATAAGCAAAAAACTCAGGCACGCTGGCGACCCCGTCTTGGCCTGGCAAGTGTCGAATGTGCAGGTGAAGGTGGACGACGCTGGCAACATCAAACCTACAAAGCAACACTCTCACTCGACGTCAAGGATTGACGCGGCAGTCGCATTGATCATGGCGCTGGGGCTTGCAAGCGGCGAACTCCACGGACCCGAAACCGACCCTGAATTGGTGGTGTTTTAGTGGCAGAACGCACGGCCGATATCGAAGACCTCGTCGAGATGCGATACAGCCTCGCCCGCGTATTCGAGGAGATCGCCGGAAACCAGAAGACCTCGGCCGGCGTGTCTGTTTCGCCGGAGAGCAGCCTCTATTGCAGTGCCGTATTGGCCTGCGTGCGAGTGTTGAGCGAGTCGATCGCGTCGATGCCGTTCAACCTCTACCGCCGCCTCCCCGGCGGGGGCAAGGAAATCGCCGAAGACCACCCGCTTCAGGAAGTTCTCGCCTACCAGCCGAACGAGTGGATGACGAGCTTTGAGTGGCGGGAGTGGGTGCAGAGCCAGATGCTCCTCTGGGGCAATGCCTACTGCCTGATCAAGCCAGGTCGCCGCGGAGCCGTCGATCAACTGATCCCGCTCCACGCCAGCCGCATGAAGATCGTGCGGCTTGAGAACGGCAAACTCCAGTACCAATACACCGAAGAGAACAGGCCCGTCCCCACGCCCTACCGGCAGGATGAAATCTTCCACCTGCGTTGGCTCTCGAGCGACGGCGTCACCGGCTATGTCCCGACGACGCTGTCGAAAGACGCGATCGCACTCGCGAGAGCGACCGAACTGCACTCGTCCGCATTTTTTGGCAACGGCGCGCAGACAGGGACGTACATCGAAACTGATCAGCCCCACAAGCCAGACGCCCTTCAGCGGTTCCGGCAGCAGTGGGACGACGCCCATAGAGGCCCAGGGCAAGCGTTTAAAACTGTGATCATGCCCCACGGCTTTCACAAGAAGAACGACCCCGTCAATAACCAGCACGCGGAGCTGATCGCCACACGAAGGTATCAGTGCGAGGAAGTGGCACGGCACTACCGCGTTCCGTTATCGCTCCTCGGCGACCTGTCGAACGTGCGGTACAACACGGTCGAACAGTCGGCTATCGACTTTGCGACGTTTTCGTTGATTCCGCATTGCCGTAGGTGGCAATTTGCCTGCCGTCGTGACTTAATCACCGACGATAAGAATTATTTCGTCGAGTTCGACGTGTCGGCGTTGATGGCGGGCGACTATCAGGCTCGCAGCCAGTTCATGCGAGAGATGTTCAATATGGGCGTCTTGAGCGTGGACGAGATTCGCGGCCAGATCGGATACAACCCGCTCCCCGAAGGGCTGGGAAACAAGCGTTTCGTACAGGTGAATATGCAACTGCTCGACGCTTTCACGGTGAACAACCCCAACGGAGCGACGCAGCCGCAGACGGCACCGCTGCCGCCGGACGGCCAGGGCGACGATGCCGATGAGCAGGGCGCAGAGGATGGCAACGAAGGCCCAACCCCGACGGACGCAGCCACAAGCGATCGTTCTGCCTCGGAGGTGCTGTTCCGCACGACGCTTCGCCGCCTGGCGGCCGTCGAGGCCGACGGCATCCGCGAACGTCGCAACAAGCCGGCCAAGATCACCGCCTGGTTCGAGGCCCACGAGCAGCGGATGCGGACGGAACTGCTTGACGCCGCCAAGGCTACAGGCCGCGACATCGATGAATTCGTGATGGGCTGGATGGACGAATCAAGGAACCTGCTTCTGGAGTGCCACCGCTCCGGCAAGCCGTATGAGGAGGCGACGAAGACATGGACGGATCGTGCGAACTTGAACGACGGCTGATCTCTGAGGCTCCCGGCCTCGAGGTGAAGGCAGACGAGAATGGCCGCACGGTCATCCGGGGCTATGCGGCCTTGTACAACTCCGATTCACAAGACCTCGGTGGTTTTGTTGAGCGGATTGCCCCCGGCGCGTTCGACGCCGTCATGGCTAAGAATCCCGACGTATTCGGCCGCTACAACCACGAGCGGCTCTTGGCGAGAACGTCGAGCGGCACGATGCGACTGTTCCTTGACGAGCGCGGCCTGCGGTACGAGATCGACCCGAAGAAGGCAGACTCCGACGTCGTCGAAAGCATCGAACGAGGCGATGTGCGCGGATCAAGTTTCGCCTTCCGCACGAAGGGCGACGGCGAGAAGTGGTCGAAGGACAAAGACGGCCGGATGATCAGGGAAATCCGGCGATTTGACTTCCTTGGGGATGCCGGACCCGTAGACAACCCGGCCTACCCTGCGACGGAGGCGTTCGTCAGTAAGCGAACCCTCGACAAGGCCCGCGAAGAGGCCGAGAAACTCACAGAGGATACGAATGAGCAGCGAGAGACTCCAGTTGTGGTCGAAGATACTGCGGAGCCTGTTTCGCCCGAAGCCGAAGCCGTCCAAGACGTATCGGTGGAAGCCGAGACTGAGGGACGTGCCGCCGTCAGTCTCAAACCTACGGCCGGAATGGCCTCGGCGGCTCGCCGAGGACTGAAACTCCACGAGGAAGGCAAGAGCGGCGACGGCCTGAAGCCGGAGACCGTGGCCCGTGCCAACAAGATCGCTCGTCGCGACGAACTCACCGAAGACCACGTCCGCGAGATGAATGGCTGGTTCGCCCGCCACGAAGAGGCGAGCAAGTCGCCTGGCTGGAACACACCCGGCAAGGAAAAGCCCGGTTATGTAGCCTGGCTCTTGTGGGGCGGCGACCCGGCGAGGAACTGGGCATCGCGCAAGGTGAAGTCGATGGAGGGCGAGCGGAGCGACGACACGGTTGACGAGGAACGCGACGACTTCGTCGAAGTGTTTGTAAGTGCGGATGTAAGCGACTTTCAGTCGCAGATCGCCTCGCTGAAGGCGCAACTGCTCCGCACTCATTTGCACAGCAAGTAGTCACTACCCTACATTACAAGATATAAGCCTGTCAGAGGATTTTGACAGGAGCAGTGCGAGCGACTTGAGGATTCATTTCGCGGCGCGCTTGCGGGCAATACACCCGCCGGCCGCCGCTTGAAAAGCGTTTGGCCGGCTCAACAAGGAGCAGGGCCGAACATGGCAAGCAACCTCAAGCGTCTTCAGGATCGTGGTGCGGCAATCGCCGCCCGTATGACCGAACTTGCCGATGTGGCAGAGCGTTCGGAGGAGCAGACCGCGGAACTCCGCAAGTTGTCGGCCGAGGCCGACGCTGTGAAGTCTGACCTGGAGTTTGAGGGTAGCCTCGCCAAGAAGGAAGCGGAACTGCGGGCCGTGGTCGAAAAGGCCGCCCCCGTCGCCGCCCCGGCCGCCCCGGTTGCCGTCGAGCAGCCGGCCAAGGTCGAGATTCGGGCCATCAACCCCCACCACACCAGCCTGCGGGCATTCAACGACGGCCCCGACGCCGTCGAGAGCGCCTACCGCTGCGGCCGGTGGATCAAGGCCACCGTGTTCAAGAGCGAAGCCGATATGCGGTGGTGCCGTGAGCACGGCGTCGAGGCCCGCGCCCTCAACGAAGGCAGCAACGCTGCCGGTGGTGCCCTGGTTCCCGAAGAGTTCGCCGCTCGCGTGATTCGTCTTGTCGAGACCTACGGCACGTTCCCTGGCTCGGCCGAGAACGTGTCGATGTCGCGTGACACGATGGTGATCCCGAAGCGGCTCACCGGAACGACTGCCTACTTCGTGGGCGAAGGTTCCAGTGTCACCGAGAGCGAGCCGACCTACGGCAACGTCAGCCTCGTAGCCAAAAAGTTGGCCGTGGGTTGCCGGATGTCGTCGGAAGTGGTGGAAGACACCGCTGGCGTCGTGTCCTTGGCAGACGCAGTTGCCACGGAATTCGGGACGAGCCTGGCCTACAAGATCGACCTCTGCGGATGGCTCGGTGACGGCACTAGCGACTTCGGCGGGATCAACGGTATCGCCAACAAGATCGCCGGAGCGGCCCACACCGCGTCGGTTGTCACGGCAGCCAGTGGCAACACGGGCTTCGAGACGCTGGACATCGAGGACTTCCTCGGAGTCATGGGCAAACTGCCAATCTACGCCCGTCAGGGTGCAGCCTGGTATGTGAGCCCGGCGGGCTACGCGGCGAGCATCGCTCGTCTGAAGTACGCCGCTGGCGGCAACACCGTCGAGAACGTCGGTGCCGGCCCCGGCGAGTCTTTCCTTGGCTACCCCGTGCGGATGGTGCATGTGATGAACAGCACCCTCGGCGTGGACTCGGCCAAGATCAAGGTGCTGTTCGGCAACATGGCCCTCAGCAGCATCTACGCTCGCCGTCGCGACTTCTCGGTGCGGCTGTTCGATCAGGTGTACGCCACCACAGACCAGCTCCTTCTTCAGGGAACGATGAGGTTCGACGTGAACCATCATTCGCTTGGGACGACGAGCGAAGTCGGCCCAGTTGTCGCCCTCAAGACTGCCTAATCCAAAACCTAACCAGGAGCAATAACCAAGATGATCCACTCCCAGAACGACCGCGTCGTGGCTGAACTCCCAACGGCGGCTGTCGGTGCAACGGCAACGGCGAACCTGACGATCGACACGATCGGCTACGACTACTGCTCGCTGACAGTGCTGCGTGCCAGCAACGCTGCCACGACGTTCGCGAACGTGCTCAAGGTCGAAGAGTCCGACGACAACTCGTCCTATGCCAACGTGACGGCCCTCGTGGCCGGCGGTACGGGCGGATTCACCATCCCGGCGATCTCGGTCGCTGGCACGTCATCCGCCTCCGTTGTCAAGCTCGACGTCGACACGAAGGCTCGCAAGCGTTACCTGAAGGTGTCCTACACCCCAGGTGCTTCGGCCACCGTGGCGATCGCTGGCCGCCTCTCGCGGGCTGCTGAGTCGCCCGCAACGGCGAGCGATGCGAACGTCCTTTCCTGGGTCCGCGGCTAGTCCCGATACAAGCGGGACGGCCACGATGGCCGGCTAAGGCGCAAGGATGCGCGCCCGCTCCTTACAAGGAGCGATAGATGCTACTGCGAATTGGTAATTGCGAAGCCGAGGTGAAGGTCGCCGCTTTAATGAGCTGCCCTCGCCTCGGCTTCACTGATAATTTCTTCTGCGTCACGCAGGCGCTGGCCCCCCACAAAATTTCGCCGATCAAATATACCGGCGCGTTTTGGGGGCAATGCTTGCAGCGCTCTATGGAGAGCGTCATCGACACGCACGATGTCGTACTCACCTTCGACTACGACACCATCTTCACGGCCAAGACGGTGGAAGCCCTCCTGGCCCTCCTCATGCACTCTGGCATGGACGCGATCGCGCCCCTCCAGACCAAGCGTGAAGCCAACGCGGTCATGTTCGCCCTGCCGGGCGTAACGCCAGAGGAGCAGACCAGCGTCCATGACGACTGGTTCTCGAAGCCGGTGCAGCACGTCGAGACGG